CAGTAAGAGTTGTTAGAGTGCCTACAGATGTAAGGTTAGGCATCGCTGTAATTTCATCGTCAAAGTACGCTGCTAGGTCTGTAACAGCGACCTGCTTCATGGTGCCATCGTCGTTAAATACAACACGGTCAGCATCTGCAACTGTCGTAGCGGTTGCGGAGGTTCCTCCATCTACGATGTTAAGCTCTGCACCTGTAACTGTTAAGGCTGTTCCACCGATAGATAGAGAATTTGCAACTGTAACGTTTCCTGCAAACGCTGCTGTGGAGTTAGCTACAGTAGCATTAGGCGTTAAAGTCATATGCGTTACATATGTACCTGCACTGTTTATATCATTGCCTAGCGTAAGAGTACCACCGTCAGCAATATTAAGTTTCCATTCATCGCCAGCATCATCACCTTGATCCGCTTTCAAAACTACGCCTAGAGCAGCGCCCTCTACATTTGCAGCAATCTCTAGAGAGTTATTTGTAGTTTCATCATATTTTATAGTGATGTCATCGTTAGTTCCTAAGATTATATTTTTATCATCAATAATTTTAACATCATCATCAAACTTAAAGTGATCCTCATCTTCCATCCAAGAAAGCACACCATCACTAGTCTCACCGTCAAACGTCAGTACAACATCAGTTCCTGCCGTGCCTAGACCAAACGTCAAAGCATGTCCGCGAAGCGCAGTAATAGCACCACCTTCACCAGCAGTCCCATCATGCGTGTGACCACTTGTACCAAAAGCACTTAGAATAGCATTAAATTCATCATTAGAATCTGCGGCATCGATAGTGTCGCCATCACTGTAAGAGCTTTGTCTTGCTGAATACGCTGTACCCATTTTTATTACATCCTTGTTCCCGGTGTGAACTCTAGTTGAAAACCTTTAAGTGTGATTGGAGGATTGCCTGAAGTATCATCTATTTTTACAACAGCAGTAAATCCGCTGCCTTCTATAGATTGACGTATAATTGGAAAACCATCAGAACCGTAAACACCTGTGCCGTATGCAGAAGAACCGTATATGGCTTGTGTACTTTGTGTAGTAAGAGAATAATCTTCTGGTTGTGGAGTTGCAGGGTCTTCAAAGTCAAACTTTACGCCAAGCGAAAGAGCAACTGATCCTTCTGCATCATAGTTAACGTTAATACGTTGCATGTTTTTACGAATACCTGCATCACCTAATGTTAGGTCAGGAGAGCGATAACTGGCTTGAATATTTGTACCTGCAAAAGTATTTCCAGATTCTTGTTTATATACAAATCCATCAAAACCTCCATGTACTACCAATTCATCATCATTAATAAATTGTGAGTCCGAGCAAGAAGGTTTAATTCCACGTATGTCAGACCACTCCCAACCTACTTGACCTTGTGGATTACCTTTAATAACTCCGATAATACCGGGAGATGCAGACTCTACACCGCCAGATGAAGGAGTGAAAATTCTATACTGACTTTTGTCTCGTATGACTACAGAAGAAATTCTGTCTAAAATAATGTTTTGAAACCTACGTTGAATAGGTTTAGAAATAACACCAAGTTCTGTATCACCGATACGCGCTGTACCTTGAACTGTACGAATACCGTCTGGGCCTAGAAAAACAAGATCACCTCCTATTTCCTGAATGCTGAACCCATCAAGACATCCTAAAGTACGAGAGACTGAAGCTACTGCAAAAGACGATACTGTACTACCAGTAATTTTAAATATACGATCTTGGCAAAATATAAACAGGCTATCGCGGAATACTTTTAATCCTGTAATAGCATCATCAACTTTGATTGATCCTGCACCATTTCCTGAATTAAAATCATCTTCGTTAAACGGTGCAGAAAATACAAGTTCTTGAGGAGTACCCGACATTCCTGCATAAAACATATGTTCTCTAAAAGACGCTACAAACTTAGCACCACTTACAGAACTTTCAGATATGGTAGATACAGAAGTATCATTAACTACTCTCGGAGCGTCAGACCCGTTTACAAAGATTACCTTTTCAGTATTTTCGTAGTTGTATCTTTCAAAATACACTCTTGCTGAAGAGGTTAGACCTGTTGCTATCTCTGTCCAAGAACTTCCAGTGCCGTATACTAAACTTCCTCCAGAAACAGCATAAACACGTTCTTTATAGATAAACACACCTTGAACAGTATTTGTTCCGTTTGGCTGGCTAGAAGAATATTTTTCTGTTCCGCTTAGACGGCGATAACCGCCTAGAACAGACGGTTCAAAATTTTGCAATTTTGTAGCTGCTCCGGGCGGCATAGAATATACATCCTGATCTAAAATAAGACCGCCTGAAGTCGTAACAATACTTGATGTTATCTGTTGTGTCATGGCGTCGTGTTATACAACCTCATTCCTGCTGGATAGATATAATCTTTTGTGTTAATTAGTTCGATACGCATACGAGCTAGTCCTTCTTTGTAGTCTTTTTCAGATAGCTGTGCAGCGGGTACGTTTGCTCGTAGTATGTGGCAATAATATTTACCACGGTTTACAATTACATCATCGTAACGTGAGGGTAGGTCGGGACTGTCACCGTGCGCTGAAAGATCAGTGTGTGTTTTATAATATTCATAACGCACACTTAACGTGCCTCTATCAGGTATAGGCGTCAGTCCGTACTTGTCATCAAATGTTTCGTATACGTAGTAGGGTATACCAAACTGATCTGTGTCTGTAGGATTGAGATCACGATCAGAAAACTTGTCTAGCCACTCGTTGTAAGAAAGAAATACAAGCTTGCGAGGAGACAGGTTTTCAGATACCTCTACGTTATCTACGTCGTAGTTATCAGAATCAGAGTTAGAAAAACCTATGAAGGTAGAAGTAGTAGTAGCTGTAAAGTTAACCGTATGAAACTCTCCATCTCCTAAGTTTGAGATGGATAGTGTCTGTGTGGATATCTGAGTACCACCAGACGATGTGCCAATGTTTAGTGTGATATCTCCACCAAACGTACGACACCTAAGAACGTACTCTTTGTTTACAACAGTGCTAATAGACTGTTCAGCCCCGGCGTTATTAAGACGTAGACGTTCAGAAGCGTTAGCAGGACTTCCTGAAGTCGTACTCCAGCTAGTGATGTTTGATGTAAAAGTACCGTTTGTAATTAAATTAGACGGAATCAATACAAACGTATTCATGTTGGCTTGACGAGCATCAGATTGAAATCCGTACTCTTGTGTTCCTGCCGTAAGTGCGTCTGTTTGATCGCTATGAAGGAAAGGCCACTGTACTTCAGAATTGTAAATATCGTGAATACTTTTATTTACCATATTCTTTGCAACAGTTTGAATGCCTCGCGAACTAGAAAAGTTGCTTGAAGTAAGTTCAGGCTCATTTAGTTCGTTAAGTATTCTATTTGTTAGTTGTAAAAAAGTAGCCATTATTTTTCCTATATTAAAGTATGTAGAGTGAGAGAGAAGACAAGCCCTCTCTCTCACTAAACATATATTACTCGAAAGTGACCTTCTGAGCTTCGTTTCCACCAAGCCCATCATAGTCAGCAACGATGGCGAATACGCGAATAACAGCGTTAATCGCTCCCGTTCCAATCACAACGTCAATCGTATCGGCAGAGGTATAGTTACCGTAGCCAATCGACGTAGTACCTTGCGAACCCGCACCAGCTTGAGCGCGAATCGGAACAAGGTTAGTGTTTGCAATGGTCTGAGCCGAAACGTAACGGTCAACATCATCACCGTCACCCAACGACACCGTGCCGCTGTTTCCTGCCGAGTCAGCAGTCATTACCTCGATTCCGGCAGTAACGACATACGTATTGGCAGGAAGTTCGATGCACTGAAAGACATCGCCCGATGCGTTCGTCGTAGAGCTAAAGTCTACAACAACGCTAAGGATTTTAACGTCTTTAGCATCTGCGGAGATACCAGTGGCACCGCCACCCTTAATGGAATAAGTAGCCATATTCTAGTCCTCCCCTTAACTATCCAAGTCCATCAGACCCTTGAACACGCCCTTGAAGCCCGTGCCGCTGCCCTTGAGAACCTTACGTCCGAAAACGTGAAGACCACGAACAACGTCAGCGAAGCTATCAGGATCGCGAATCACTTCCGTCTTGGCAATGTGCGAAGCCGTAACGACCGCGCTCTTATGCCCGTACAGAATAAGCGTCTGACCACTTGAAGAAGATGAGCCAAAAGTGTGCGAAGCTGCCGAACCCGTGGAGCCAACTGCAATCGCGTTAGTTTGATACAGATCAAAACCGTGAAGCGGCCTGTCCGTAACTTTGCCGTTCAGAAGCGGAGAACCGCCACCCGTGACCGACGCATCCATAATCTTGGACGATGCGCCACGCAGTACTTCGTAGAACTGCGGCGGGGCAACAAGCCAACGGTTTTCTTCTGGAACGTCGTTCTCGTCAAGATTACGAGCCGCTTGTGCAACGAGATCGGCGACCTCATCACCCGTGTTAGCCGAAGTGCCTTGCGTATTCAGCGTACCGGACGAAGCAGCGGCGTTGTCGTAAATGTTCTTGAGAACGTTGTAGTCGAAAGCTTTCTTCAAGCTGTACGCACCAGACGAAGTAGCCAGCGCCTCAAAGTTGAGGTGGCTGTGACGCTCTTCGATGTCGTCAACTTTGAAAGCAAAGTAGTTGCCCTGATCGACGGTCAACTGAATTTGATCGTCAGACAGGTCTTCCGTATTCACGGTAGTACCGCGAGCATAATCGCGAACCGTAATTGCAGGTTCTTTGATAATGTTCACAGTATCGCCAAAGTTTTCAATTTCTCCAGCGTAGTCGGTGTTGGTAATCGCTTCAGCAACCGACGCACGACGGAAAAACTTGAGAACTTTTTGGCTGAAAATAGTGGGTACAAAATTACCTGACGGTAGATTCTGATAACCACCAGCGCGAGTAAAAGCCATTTCGGTTTCTCCTTACTATGGTTAAAAGTTAAATTGAATCAACGATACGTCCCTCACGGGAAGCAGCGTCAATGTCTTTCTCGTATTTCTCAAATTCCCACGGTTTAAGCCGGGAGATTTCCTCTACTGTCCAGACTTTTTTGTCTGGTCCTAGAGACTCTAAGCCTCGATTTGATGCTGTGCGTGTTACAGCTTGCGCCGCTTCTGCACGTTGATTCTCTTTAGAACCAGATCGCCTCGACTTAGTAGTGGTCTGACCAACATCTGCTTTATACAGATCGATCACTCTTGCGGCCCAACGAACATCCGTATTGTTGCGATAAACACCATCAGAAATGCTTGATGGTTGTTCTTCTAGCCACTGTAGAAAGTCGTCACTTTCTTTGAGTTCTGCAAAGTCTGGATGCAACGCAATAAGTTGTTTTTCAGCAGTAACTCGTTCTGCTTCTTCTTCTTTTTGTCGCAGTACTTCCAGATGTTCTTCGACTTGTGAAACTCGATCATTAGCTTTTAGCGAAGAAATAGTTTCGACCACATCATACACATCAGGGTATTGATTACGGAAATTTTCAAGTTCTTCCGCTGTCTTAGGAAGCTGATCTACTCTCGGAGCGTCCGACATCTTGAGTTTGGCTTCAAGAATTTCTCGGTTTTGTTTCCACTCGTTAAGTTTCGTATCATAGTGCTTCTTTAGATCATCATACCTTTTCTTGTAATCGTGATCTTCTTTTTGAACGATACCTTCTGTAAGTTGAGGAGTAGCCGCTTCTTCTACAACGGGGTCCAAAGTTTCTTCGTCAGGTTCGTTCAGGGTTCGCCTATACGCATTTTCGTATGGGGTAGGCTCAAGTGCCTCTTCTTCTGTAATGTTTTCGTTGTCAGTCATGTTTGTATCTCCTTTCTCTCGCGGGGCCGAATGTTATATATTCGGGTAGCCGTGCGGAGGAGTAGTTAAATAGCGGGGCCGATTTATATCGGGTAGCCGCTCCGGTAATGAAGCGTTTAGTAGCTCCAAACTGTTGGTCTTGGACGCCCGTTTGCAGCCACCATGTTGTCAAGGTGTATAAAACGTCCAGACGCTAAACCTTTTTGTTTTACGCCAATACCTGTCATACCGTGTTGTAAAGCTATGCCTAAAAGATCGTAGGCATCTTCATAGTTTACACCAACGTCTACAGCTTTGCCGTGTAAGTGTGGAGAGTCCTTTGCTCCACCGATATTATTATTGTGCGTTACGCATCGAAATGCAGA